GTTGGCATAAAAAGCATATCTACTGCCTTCTACCACTCCGCCTGCAGTAAATGTTTGCGTTCCGAACACCTCTGTTTCCGACGCTATCCAAAGGCCGTTTGTGGTGTTAATGTATTCGTAGGTCGGCGTCCCCGATGAAACATCGTGAGCGCAAACTTTCTTGACGGGAGTGATGACTGCCGCCAAAGAGCTCTCGACAGAAAGTCCTTCGAGGGTTGTCTTGAGATTGGAATTCGACCAAGAGTCGCTTGTACCCATTGAGTTCTTCATCTTGTAGAGGCTCGACATCAATCCAACAGGCTCAAATGACATTCCTGCCTTTTTATCGTTTTCGTCATCATCGTGTAACGTTCCGATAAGATGATAGTAGAGGGTTTCTCCGCCTATTACTGCCGCTTTTGTGTTAGTCACTGAATCGGTGATGTTGTAAACGCTTGCGAGGTCACTTAATGACAAAGTGCCTTCAACTAGTGCGTTGGAGAATTTCTGGATTTCTTCCCAAGTGTATTCCTCGAGGCTGGCTTTTGGTGTAGGAAGTCCAGAAACGATTTCATCAATCTCCGCATTTGTCAGAGGCTCTGCGGAAGCTGAACCAAGCTGAATCCACTGATTGGTTCCTCCGACACTCCCCCACACATATTCATTGCCATCGTCTAAAGTTGAATAAACGTCTCCTGCTTTGTTGCCTGTTGTTGGAAGAGAAGCATAGTTTGCCACTGCGCCTTTGTACTTCATTCCGCCTTTGAGAGCGTCAATAGCAGTTGCGTTTTCTTCGGCCAAAGACTTTGCGCTTGAGGCTATTCCCAAAATGATTATTTCGTCCATATTCCCTCCTTTAGAAGCAGAGTCTTCCGACTACTGTGACCTCACCGCTGCTGTAAGACGTGATGTTGGCTCTTATTCTTTCAAAGCCTTCGACTCCGCCGACTGTGTAGGATCCTGCAGAGGTGATTTTTTCGGCAACGTCAAGCGAAGGAAGGCTGACCACGGGTAAGTCATACCAAAGGCCGCCGAGTAAGCCTTGCATTTTGACGTCAGCGACAAAGGTGCCGGAGACGGCTACTGTTAGCTTTGAGCCTTGGCCGTTGTCGAGGATGTTGCCTTCACCCGTTGCGGTGGCGTCATTTTGAAAGATAAACTGTGTAACTTGAAGCATATTGTCCTCCTTTAAGCCGTGGCGACCACGGCAACGTTATTGGTTATGTCGAGGACAGATACTGCCCCCGTTGTTTTGTTGTAGGTGTGCGTGGCGTTAGATACGCTTATCGAGTCGGGTAAGGTGTGTCCCATCGTTGCGGTCAACGTGAATGAGAAACTTCCTCCGAGGTAGGCTTTGGACGGTGCGGTCACCGACTTTGTAACGTTCGTGAGCATATAGTAAACACTCACTAACTGCACCGAGGTTGAAGCTTTTTCCGAGTCTAAACAGTCCGTAGCTTTTGCGATCACTTCAACCGTATGGGTTCCTACCGTAAGGTCGGGCATATCCCACAGAGTTGTTGAGCCGTCACAATTCACTGTGTCGGTCAAGGTTCCGTCTATATAAATTTCATAGGTCTCGTCCTGGACTTGTTTCCGGCTGATGATCAGCTTCTTTAAATTGGGGTTAACCGATATTGTCGGAGCGAGTAACTTAATCATTCTGCCCATTTCCTTCACGGTTAAGGTTGTGGATAACGCTCCGTTATACTGCGTCCTAACACCCAGTATCAAAGCTTTGATGAAGTTGTTGGGTAGGGTCTCAATAAGTATCGAATCCCCTGCTTCGATTGCGTCCGAGCCTCTAAATGTGATGGCATAGGTGTTTCGCTTTGGCAGGTAATACTCATAGTCTTGAGCGAGCCAAGCCGCCGCAAGGTCGGTTGTACTTTCAAAGTTTAAGAGCGGATTCTCGATGGATTCCTCGGCGTCTCCGGTTCCTAAAGTCTCGGATGTCTCGGAGGTTTCCTCTTTAATTCGCTCGCCCACAATTGAGATCGTTGGCGTTCCGCCGCCGGACAGAACAACGTCCACCGCATAAGGATATACATTGGTTTGCGCAACTGTAGCGCTTGACGAGGCTATCGGATTGTAAATAAAATCGTCAAACTCAAAGTGAAATAATTTCACGGAGAGGCCGGACGGCATCACAACATTCCCCGAGTAAACGGTTTCGGTGTTGCCTGTTGACGGAATAGTTCCGTAGCTGATTTTTCTCAAAAGTCCGATATCGTCCTGTTTTTGCAAAACTATACCGTTTTGGGCGATATCTCCCAAAGTAAGTGTCATTTGAGAGTAGTCGGGTTCGGGGGAGATATTGATGACTCGCTTCATCGTTATCTTGCCTCCCCGAGTATAAAGGGCCATTCCGCAGGCGTGGGCGAAGTATTGCAATGCTTCGGCGTGAGTACACGGTCTAAATCCGGGGATTTTCGCCGTGGGAAATCTTCTTCCCAGCTCGTACCAATCTATGTCGTAATCCGAGGATGTAAGTCCTGCGTCCGACAAGATCGCCGACACCGAGGCGTCCTTGTAATAATGGCCTTTTAATCTTCCCAAACGTCCGCTGGCAACAAAGGTCACTTGTCCCGATGATGTGGAAGGTCTGCCGTCTAACCAATAGGTATCGCTTGCCAGAAAGGTTCTGACGTTGTTTATCGTCAATCCGAATTTAACCGTGACAGGTGCGTCTTTGTCGAAGTAAACCCATTTACCATCCGGATTAGACGGATCATACTCTCCCGTTGGGTCGGCAACAGTGAACTTAAACTCTTCTGTCGGGAGTGAACGAGACAGAGGGTCGATGGTGTTGGTAAGAGTTGCGCTTGTGATAACCGTCTCGCTGAACGTATGTGTCACACCGTTCGCAGTTACCGACACCTCGATGATGCTTGAAGGACGTATTCTTTTGGACATTTCCGCCTTGTAAGCAGTAGTTTGAGATTTCATTCTTATGCCCCCATATCCGTGATAGTAAGAGTGCAGTTTGTGTAATACATAGGCTCGCCCCTATTCGCCACGTTATTGATCCCTGCCGGACGATAAGGCTCGCACTGTATCTCCGAGCAATAAAACTGACGGGTGCGCCATTCTCCTGCGTTGAACGCGAAGTAATGACACCAGAAGCACATTCCGTTCGTTTCAAGCCATTGATTGAGGTTCCACCATTCTTGCGAGTCATAGCGCTCCCAAGTGATTTGCTGGGTGTCATAGGGTCGCCCTATCTGTTGCCCGACAATTTGACCATTTGCGCTCGTCTGTAACTGCGCTCGGAATGTTGTCGCAAAAGGCATCTGTTGAGCGTAAGGTACCATAAATGCCTTGGTCGGATCTTCGGCGTCAGCTTGGGTTGTCGCTAAATAGAGAAACCCTTGTTTCATTTTTAAGTTAATAGGCATAGCTTCCTCCGTTCAAAATAACGCCTCTGTTGTTTGTGTAGCGAGAATTGGCCCTTCCGATTACATCGTCTCCGATTTGTATCGTTGCGTTCTTATCGAGTATCTTCTGCAATAGTGCGTTCTGTTGCCGCAGGAGGCTTATCTGGGCGTTTTGGTCGGCAGATACATTATTTAACGCACTACTCTGATTGACCCTTGCATTTGCGTCTATGTTGAAGGAAGTGGGTATCGCAGAGGCTATCTTCTTTTCGGCGTCCTTCATTGAGTCAACAAACCCCATCTCTAACCCTTCGCCCATATACTCACCGATTCCGGCAAATACTTTGGAAGGCGAATGGATCCCGAGGAAGTCTTTCACTCCGTTGACAACAGTTCCAACAGCATCCTTGATTCCGTTCACTACTTTTGACGCAGTGTTGATGACTCCTTCCTTGATGCCGTTCATTATTGACGAGCCGACCTCGATAAACTTCTTCACGCCATCGCTCTGCATAAAGCTTTTTACTTTATCGGCCACCCATTTCCCGACTTCGGGGACACCCTTTGCAAAGAGGTCTTTAATGGCCTTTATGAGGCTCAAGAAGATGTTTGGCAGTGCTTTGATTATCCCCATAAACAGTTTTACTATGCCCTCTATAATCAGCGGCAGGCACTCCAAAACGGCCTCAATGATCATCGGAATCTGTGCGATTATGTTTTCAATGATAAACGGCAGATTGTCCAGAATAGCCTGCACGATTGCGAGGATTATCTGTATCACCGCCTTGATAAGGGCAGGGGTGTTCTGCACCAAAGCGTCTGCTATTGCGTCCACGGCCTCAAGAACCGCACCGAGGATGGGACTCAAATTGTTGGACAACCAATCCGCCAATCTTTGAATCAAATCTACAAGGCTCTTGATTATGGTCGGGGCGTTCTGCGTGATCATATTCGCCAATTCGATAATGTAGGTCGGAAGCTCGGTGAATATGAGGTCGAACGCATTATTTAGCAGGGTCGGTAAATTTTTGATTATCGCCTTGGACAGTCTCGGAACCACTTCGGACGCCACTTTGCTGACGAATTTCAGCACCGAAGGAAGGTAAGTTTCGACTTTAGCGAGGATACCGGGAACCATCTCGCCAATTGATTCGGCTAATTTCCCGAGGTCTCCGTTTGAGTCAAGAACCGCATTTGTGAAGTTTCCAAGGAGGTCTACTCCGTCCTTGCTTAATTGCGTAAGAGCCGGAAGAAGTATCGTTCCGAGTGCATTCTTGGCGGCAGTTGCCCCTGCGTCAAGTTTCTGCATTTGATCATCAAAACTCCCGAATGCCGCAAGGGTTTCCTCGGACATTACATATCCGGCCTTGTGAGCCTCTTCGGCGTACTGCGCTAACGTCTCCGCTCCGGCCTTGATGAGAGGATTCAGATCCTGCGCACTCTTCCCGAGAATGGTCATTGCGAGGGCGTCTCTTTGGGTGTCATCATCGATTTGGCCTAAGGCATCAATCAGCTCCCAATAAACGTCCTCACTGCTTCTCAAGTTACCTTCTGCATCGGTGACGCTTACGCCAAGTTCTTGATAGGCTTCGTATATATCCCCCGTACCTTTTGCCGCAGAGACCATACTCTTGATATTCTTCTTCATTGAGCCTGTTAAGGTCTCAACTGATACATCAACGAGTTCCGCCGCATAAGCATACTCTTGGAGTTTTTCGGTGGAGATCCCCGTGACTTGGGAAAGGGTTAAAATGTTGTCGGCATAGCTTGCCGCTTCTACAGACATCTCTGCTAACGCTTTTCCCAAAGCCGCAACTTCAGCGACCATCTTTGCTGCCGCCGTTGCGATAGCCGTTGCCGCCGTTGCCACTGCTTTCCCAACGGCCTTCATAACCTCTCCGGCCTTTTGCATTCCACTGCTTGACTCTTCAGCGGACTTTCCGGCATCCTTTAGGGATTTTGAAAACTTATCGTTTTCTGATGTTGCGGATTTCTCCGCTTTTGCGGTCTGCTCGATTTCCTTTTGGTTTTTGTCGAGTTCCCGATTCATATTGTTGAGTTCGGCCTGCGCGAGATTGAGTTTCTGTTGCCACATCTGCGCTTGGGTCGAGTTCTCGCCGTATTTCTGCTTTGCGTTTTGGAGAGCGTCTTTTAGTAAGTTGACCTTTTTGGCCTGTTCTTCGATTTGCTTGTTTAAGACCTTGTTTTTAGACGTTAAAGCCTCTACAGACTTGTCCTGCGAGTCAAATTGAGAGCCGACAAGCTTCGCCTCGGTTCCCAGAGTCTTCATATTCTGGTTGAGTTCTTTGAGAGCCTTCTTAAACTCGCTCTCGCCGTCTACTCCAACTCGAAGTCCAAAATCGTTCATAGCGTCTCCTTAAAACGGGATTATGTCATCTATTGTAATAACCTTCTTGGGTTTTGAGATCCCGTTGAATTGTTTGTAGATTTCCCATTGGTCTAAAAGATGTCCGAGAGGCATCAGCCAGACCTCTTCTTCTTTTCTTCCCAATAAGGTCACTCCGTAGAATATAAGCCGAGCAAACGTCTCTTCCGTTGAAACCTCGGCTTGAGTCAGTTTTTTTCCGGCTCGGATTCCACAAATCGTTTGGTGCCGTTTATCAAGGCATTCGCAATTGCGTCCTTGTACTCTCCCAAGTCGCTCGGCACTGTCAAGAGTTCTACCTCTTCCGCAGTTAAAAGCTTCTTGTTGGCACCTTTGAGGTTCTCTATCATTATCGACTGATTCGCCAGTGTAACAATCAGCCAGATAAGGTCATCGAGGGCCTCTTCAAAATTCTCGGTGTTGCTTAACTTATCGCCGAGGTTGGTTAAGCCACCGAATCTCCTGGCGATTTCTTTTGTCGCTCTTGTGGTGAGGAGCAGAGAATAACTCTGCCCCCCGATATTGATTGAAGATGTTCTTTCCATTGTTCCTTTTTTCCTTTCAAGCTTAAGACTTCGTCACGGTGATGAAGTAGTGCTTTGTAGCGGTTCCCTTGGTGCAAGTGATCACTACATTGTTCTGTCCTGCCGCCCAAGTGATGGTATCGCCGGACGCATAGCTTGTTCCGTTGACCACTATCGCAACCGATACCCCAGTGTCTCCTGTTGCCGTGAGCGCTTCAGAGGCCGCCGCCGCAGTAGCCGTGTAATTGGTCACGCTCGCATCAAATGCAGGTGAAAGTGTGCTTGAGCCAAGAGTAAGAGCGGTAAGCTCTGCGTCTCCTGCATCATCGGGTTCCTGCACCGCATTGAACCAGTTGTTTATAAGCGTAGATGTTGCTTCTCCGGCCTTCGCCTCGATCTTCCACGGATGTTTGCCGTTGATGTCGACCTTGTTTCTTCTTGAGATGGTTCCTTCAATAGAGGGTGTCGCAAACTCAACCGATTCGCCTTTGGTCTGAATCGAGGTTGAGGGCAGAGCGAACACAACTCTGTAGAACCAGAAGTATCTATCGCCGCCCCTTGCGCTGGGTGACTGGAATCCTATCGCTACAGGAGGCGGTACATCCTCGCCCGTAGATACAAGCGCTCCGTTGGCGTCAACACTTGCGCCGAGCAGAGCTGCCGCAACTGCGTTTCCGAGATCGTTGATCTCAAGGGTCAGAGTCCCGTTGATGAATCCTCTGTAGACCACGTCTGCGCCGTCATCTGCGTACAGTGTTGCATCGTCACTGTTCGGCGAGAGGTCGGCATTGATGGCCTTTGCGAGTCTTACGGGTGCGCCATAGGTCTCGTTTCCGAGACTGTCCTCTGTGATAGGCGCATAGAAAAGATTTTTAAGTCCGATTTGTGCCATAATTATTCTCCTTCTTCAAGGTCATAGGATTGCTCGAAGGTTATCGAGTATTGGAAATATCCTGTTTCCTCATTTCTTCCGATATAGCGGCGTTCGTGGACTAATAGGCCCATACTCATACACTCGCCGCAGATGCTATTGACGGTTGACCGCCAGTCCCCTTTTGTGTAGACTTCTGTAGATGCTTGCTGAACGTCAAAGTCCGGCGAGTCATCAGCAGACTCGAAACTATTTGATAACGGAATGATGACCACGAAGGTGTCGGGTAATTCATTACTTTTGAAGTCTCCGACCTGCACCGCTATTTGTAATGTGGTTAAAGCCGTGACCAAATCACTTATGATCATAACTGATTCACCTTCTTGTCAAAGTCTTCCTCTACTGCCTTTGCAAATGCTTCTTCTGCTTTCTTCTTTACTGGGCGTAAAAACGGCCTCGCAGGTTGACTCTTATCGTGCCTTCCATATTCCAAGACCATTGCTATCATTGCGTTCGTTTGGGTTTTATATGAACCCTTGTGGGTCTTGGGTTGATGCTTTCTCGGTTCGTTGAATCCTATCTTGGCGTTTCGGTAACCGTTTTGGTCAACCTTGACGGGAGTCACTCCGAGAGAGTGTAAAAGTTCGCCTGTGCTTTTGCTTTTACCGCTCGGGTTTGAGCCGATTGATTTGGCGAGGCTCGGTCTAATGATGTCATACGCTTTATCCGCGCCATCAGCTATTGCCTCGTCTAAAATCTCGTCAAGCTCTCTGCCGAGTTTGTTTAAGCGATTTGTAAAGGTATTAGGAATCGTTATCTGTAGTTTCATAAAAACGGGTAATCGGGGAAAGGAACGTAAACCCGAAAGCAAAGCCTGTCCCCGTTTTGTCAAGCTCCGCTCCGCACCAATCTAACCTTGATTTTAAGGTATTGGTTGCGAAGGTTGATGTTCTCGGGTTGTCCGAGGATCTCGTAGTCCGCTCCATTTATCCTTAACTTTGCGTCAGCGGTCACATCGGGTCTATACCAAGTCTCTACTACTCCCGTAGCTTCAACTGCGTAGATTCCGCTTGTGATCACTTCAGTTCCTCCGTAGGTCTTGAAGTTGCCGAATATCTGTTCGCCCGTTTTGGGATACTCTTTAGTTACAAACCCCGATTCATTTTTGAGAGTCGGGACAAAGAGTTCCATCGGTACTGAAAATGGATTGGATAACTTGAACATCGTTTAGCCTTTCTTCGCAAGAGTTACAGTGCCGCCCGAAAGGGTCGCAGTGTAAAGGGTTGCGCAATCCTTCTCAACAGTGATTCCTCCGGCAGGAGAAACCTTTGTGCCGTTGACTCTGATCTCTTCAAAGTCATAGCCAGCAACAAAGTAAACCACCGCAGCGGAAGCTCCGCCGAAGTCAAGGACTTTTACGGGAGCATCGCAGAGCAGATTTCCGCTCGCACTGTTAGCCAGCACGAAGTCACCCTCTACATTGCCCGTCTGCTTCGCAAAGGAAGTTCCGGCAAGAGAGAGAACAGTCGCGTAAAGTGAGATAAGGTCTGTCTTCTGGACAGGAACAATCTGTTTATCGTTGAACATTTCATTTTCCTCCGTCATTTTAAAGCGAGTTGTGTTGCTCGCTGGATAAAGTAGGGTGAGAGTTTGCCTTCATTGCCGCCGTAATTCCAAAGGTCAGCAACACCTCGGGCGACAATGCCTGCCGTGATGTTTTCGGCTTTTACACCCGATTCGGTAAGGAATGATTCGACCTCGTTGATATACTGCGTTAAAGTATTATCAAGGGCCGTTCCCGTGATTCCGAGCGCATATTTAACGTTTTCCAACATTGTATTGGCAGGCATTATCGTTCTCCTTCTTAGGTGGCGTCAGCGGCAAGCGCCCACTCTCCGTCCACTACTTTCATTATCTTTCCGTTCTCCGTTGCGGTGACCCAGGGAGTCCTTCAATCGTTGCGCATACGGATGCGATGGCGTTAAGCATATCGGGGATATACACGATGTTAGCAACATCGTCAGCGTCACCGCCGAGCGCAACATAGATTGCCTTTAAAGCTATAATCGTGTCGCCCATCTCGCACCTCACACATCTTTCTTGATAAGGTAATATCCTGCAGGATTGAGAACCTTACCATCGACAACCGCCAGAGCCTTGTCGACATACTCGTTGGTTTCCTCATCGAAGTAACGTCTCATCGTGAACGCATAGTTCTCGTTGATGGCGTACTCTTCGGGCTGCCAATAGATGCCGATTACATCGCCATCGGAAGCAGTGTCGAAGTCGGGGAGGATGTCGGGTTCAACGAGAGAAATGTTTCTACCGAAAAATCTTCCGCTCGGATTCTGAGCATCGCCATCGTTGACTTCGAGGCCCGTAGCCTGTCTGAAGATGGGGTTGCCGTTAGCGTCAGCCATCGTCTCAAGGTAAGCGTCAACCGTACCCATCGAGAAGATGAATTCTCCGCCTCTGTAGCCGAGGGGCAGTTTGGAGAAGAATTTCTTCCTCCAAGCAGTCCAGTCGGAGATTTCAGCGGCCTTCA